AAAACAATTGATCCAGGCTTATCTGAATTAATACCTCAGATGGATGCGTTCTCAGCATCAATGATTAATATGCAAAACTCTATTACTGGTGGTGCATCATCTAATGTACAAAGATTACAAAGACTAGAAGGTATGATGATAAACAATATGTCAGTGGAAAATGCTCTATTAAAAATACCACAACAACAATCTCCTACTAATATAAATGCAGTAGGTCCAACAGCGAATAGCACATCTAATAATACCGTTATAGTCAATAATGGTACTCGCTCTATATCAGAAACAACTGGACATCTAAGTACAGCAGAATAAAAAAAGGGACCCGAAGGTCCCTACTTTTCGACTAAATATAGTGCACTATATTAGCCTCGCCGGTTATACAACCAACTACTACTCTTGAGCTAACTTAGCAAAATAACTAAGTGTGTCATCTTCTTCTTTTGCATCCGCTGTTGGAGCTGGAGAAGGAGCATCAGCAAAAGGTTGTGCAGTTGCTTCTACTGAATCCATTACTGGAGCTTCTGCAATTGGTGCATCTACCTCTACGCCTAATACTCTATTGAGTTTGAGCTTTAACTCATCGTATGATTTATAATTCTCAGGGTTTGTGAACTCTGTTAATGAATGTATTTGTGCATACGTTTCTTCAAGTCTAGTTTCATCACCACCATGTAGTTGTGAAACACTTGCAAACTCTGACTTATCATAGTTTACCCAACCTTCAACTTTTCTAATTTTAATTTTAAAATCAGCGCCTTCCCAGAAATCGTATGGATTTACTGGTTGTTCATCGGCAAATTGTGGTTGCATAACATCCATGATTTTATCAAAGATCTTTTTACCAAATTTATAAAGGAAAACTTTTCCTTCATTCTCTGGATTACTTGGGTCAGATACAATAAGAACGTTTGACACATAGTGTAACCTTCTTTTTCTTTCCCTAGCGATTGCTTTATCCTCATCTCTACCAGTATTCCACAAGACTGAATTCATTTCTGAAACAGGGTCCTGTTGTCCAATGGACGTTAACGAGTTTTCTATATACCATAGACCAGTAGGTCCTTTGAACCCGTGATCCCAATATCTTACCCATGGAAGATCTTCACCTTCTTTTGCTGGTAAGAATCGAATCACTGCGAATCCATTCCCTGCTTTATCCCTGGTAGGTTTCCAAAATCTATTATCATCATATGAATTAGATTCTGTTTTAGTTGTGGACACAGCTTCCGCCGCCTTTACGAGTTTATCGATTGATGAGCCTCGCATGCTCTTAAGATTGTCTAATGACATTTTATTTCTCCTATATTTTCTGAATTATCCACTTTATACATAACAAAACAATTTATATTATACCACATTTTCATGTAGATGTAAAGGCCTTTTTTACAACCGATAGACATCGATCTTTATTGAACTTTACAAATGGTTTATATTTAGTAATCTTTCGATATATATCAGGCCAAATAATTGTTTCCGATATCTTCTTGGATTCTCTATCCATAAACCCAGTTATGGAATCGATGATTACGACTGTTTCCAATTGTATTTCATCTTGCATCCATAACTGTATTAACAAAGGATGTTCATTATGATTTGCTTCTAAAAGCGAATCAAAACTATTCTCCTCTGATAATTTATTTATATCATTTTCAAAAGTATATGATAAACTTTCTTGTACTTTTTTGTGCTCACGATAATAACGTTCACCACCTTCATTAAGCATATCACCGACATATTTAACATCATTTTTAAAGTTAGCTACATAGAATTCAATTAAGTTATCGTATGTATTAGCTATCTTTGCAAAAAAGTATTTATCTTTCCTTTTAAAGAATGATTGAGGTTTCACTGAAGTCTTAAAGTTATACTTTACAGCATCGTAGTTATCAGTTTCAAAATGTAACTTTAATGCATTATATAATTTATAAGATTCAAAGGGATCACTCATATTGGTAGTTTATTTCCTTTCTTAATTCCCTTTAAAAGGTTTAAGTTAGTTGCTTCCGCTTCTATCTTAGCCTTAAGAGAGTCAGTCAATAATCTTTTCATACTTTTGTAATCCAAACCTCTTTGCTCTACCACATATGAAGCTGCGTCAATATAACCCATCTTCCCTGTGGCGACCAATTCCTCTACAGCTGTAGAGAATCGCTTCTTGGTCATTATTTTTTCTTTAACTTCTGATTCAACCAACGAACTCATCTCCCTCGTCCCAAGCACAGCCGGTTAATCCACCTGCTTGTAACGCTTTAAGAGTTCTTAAGATTTCGTCAGAGTTTCTACCCGTATCAAGTGCATTCACTGATATGTGTTGTACCACTCTGTCTTTATCAAATATAAAAGTTGCTCTATTACAAACACCTTCTGATTCGTTTACGATTCCTAAGTTATAAGATAATCCAAGTCCACAATCCGCAGCCAAGACATGATTAATATTACCTATTAATTCATTGTTTTGTTTCCATGCAAGTTTGCAGAACTCATTATCACCACTAATGCCTATGACATTAGCATGTTCTACTAGTTTATCCATTCCAGCAATTTCTGTTGGACAGATAAAAGTAAAATCTTTTGGATAAAAATACACTACACTCCAATCTTTCTTTAGAGGTGTGTACCCTTCGTCGACATTTACATCTACGAAGTTATTTTTTTCGTCAATTCCTTTAAGCGTAAACGCTGGAAATTGATCTCCTACTGTTACCATTAGAATACCCTCACTAATATACAGTCAGCATTAATTCTGCCTGTTGGTTTATTTATTTTTGTTGTGATCCCATCCCACACTTTTTCTATCTGCTTTTCAGTTTTAGAAAGTATAAGTGGTAACACATCTTCTGGTTTTCTCAAAGTCGCTGTTCGACTTGATTCATCAAATCCTTTAATCGTTGTTCCTGATACTTGTAGCCCAGTAGTGGAATCCACACAGTATTCAGTTAGCCTACGCTGTTTAGTATTATACACAAATAGTTTTCTGCTACCTGGTATAAGTACTGGATTAATAGAAACAAGTTTGGAATCAATATCCTCTTGGCAATATTTCAACCTAGATACTTGTTGGTCTGATGACTTTGGTTTTCTCGCTCTTGGAGCTCTTGATGATTTAAATGATAATTTTAATTTCTCTAAATCTTCGAATGTTTTTTCGAATTGAGTCATTATCTTTTTCTTTTCACCTTTTGAGTAATGTGAATACCCTTCTACACACTGCTCACATGTTTTTTCATATGCTTCTTTTATGTTTAAATATTCTTCATCTAACATAGACTTAAATATATTAACTGCATTACCTTTGAGACCATGCATTTTAAATCTATTATAAGCACTAAACTTTTGTGTATAATCACCTTCGAACCAACCTTCTACAATAATACTATCCCAGTCATGCCATATAGTTTCAAGGACTTTTCGTCTTGTTCTTTCAGCTGGTGTGATTACAACTATATTCTTTTTCTTTTCTTCTACTTCTGCTTTAATTAGTAGACCTTCTTTATAGGCTTCATTGATAGCATCTTTAAATCTTTCGATAGATGCATCATCAAATTTCCATCCACGATAATATAACTTAATTGGTTTATGGATTTTCATCATTTTCCAATCTTTTAGTTTACGCAATACAGATATTTTCTTTTTATCATATCCCATCACATCTTCAGCAAATTGATATACTGTAGGTAAGTAATCTTTATTCTTATAAAAATAGTTATACCAATTATTTGCTCTTGAATATTCAGCATTAGTAAACTCACTTTTTTCGTCATACAGTGGTTCCTGTCCTAAATATTTATCTTCTAACGTAGCTCCTCTTTTTCTAGCCATAATACTCCTTAAAAATACGGGGACCAGTGGTTGATGAAAAGGAGTTGATAATCACCGGTCCCTCCATATTATAAAACTTTAATTCCATCAACATAATTCTCAGCTGCGCTCTCTGCCCATGCTTCGCTTTTACCTTCATACGGTTCTCTTTTTAACAAAGTTCCATCTTTGTACATTTCGATTCCGTACACTCCATCTGATCTTTTAAATACATCTGATCTTAAACCATTTTTCATAAAGGTATGTAAATAGTCATATGTATATCTTTTTTCAAATCTAGTCATCTTCTCTCCCAGCTCTTTTTTGCTCAGATACTATTACACTGCTCATATAAGCAAAGTATCCCATCCCACACATAAAAATAAACCCCATAAACTCTTGTAACCATCCCATGTAATATAAAAATACATAGAATCCTAAACAACTTGCAATCATAATAATCCAAGTTGATGCTTTGTACCAATCAATACGACTTCCTTTCATATATTTACCTCTCCAAATAAAACTAAAATTGTTAATAAACACATTGCCCATATTGTTGCAACGCAAAACCATTTAAACATTAATGATAGAGACTCAAAAAATTTACTCATTAGCCTCTCCTCATTTTTGAAATATCTTCAGCTTCTTGTTGGCTGATAACGGGGACTGCATTACTCTTATGCATAGTTGCAATACCTTTGACTAATGTACCTGTGTACATTTGATTTTCTTTTTTTCTCATACCACCATCATCACCTGTAAAGGTACCATTTTTTATTGCCTCTTCCATTACAGATTTATATTGCTTTGCTTGTTCTATTCGCATTATATCCAATGAGCTTATTTCTTTTTTCATTGGTGTAAACTTAATGTCTTTTTTCTTTGAAGCATTGGCAAAATGATTCTTTCTCTTTTTTCCTGTAGGACCATAACGTAATGACCCAGCATAAAAACTTGTCATTCCCATTACTTCGGACCTCCGTTATGACCAATCATAGATTTTTCTCTTTGCTCTTTTTTCCATCTTAGGAAATCCAAAGCAACTTCTCTTGTTGTATGAGTTAGAGTACTCACTGGACGTCTTTTTACTTTATTCATAATAATTTAATTCTCCTCAATATATTATCCACTTCAGGGTCGTTAAGATGACCAATCACATCATTTGTAATTTTGGTATCATAACATAATTCGCCTTCATGTAATACAGCAACTTCCCATAGACCTTTTTGGTATCCATAAGAACCTTTATGTTGTATTACACTTGCACCATAGCCATTTGGAAACTTGTATACTTTTTGTATACCACCCATGTGTCTATTTTTTTCAGTTAGATATTCATTCATAATATTATATTATACCACAGTTTACTGCAAATGTAAATAGTTAATTTCATTATTTTACCATTGTGTATTTTGATATAAGGTCATCACCTTCTAATTTCTTTCCTAATACCCTAATTACTTTACCGTCTTTTTGTCTTTCGATTCTACCATCGTTATATGTTACATCAAGTACGTTTCCATCTTCTAAATGGTTATCATACGCCATGGTAACCTTTCTTGTATCAAAACCGTGTAGTGATTCCACACCTTTTGACCACTCTTCAGCTTCTAATAGAATCTTTTGTCTTTCAACCGTTTCTGAATATTCAGTCATTACTTTTCTCCTTTTCTTTTTCGTAATCTTCCCAATCGTAGGGGGTTCCAGTATTTGGTTTAGAGTTATTCATTGCTCTATCCCAAGCTTGTTTTTGTAGAGTCCTTAATTCAGACTCTTTTGTTTCCTTTTTTGTCATAATATATGTTATGTTTATTAGCTTGTCTTTGGAATGACTTCTCTATTTGTCTATCAAACCAAGTCCTAAACCATTGTCTTATTTTACCCACAACCATACTCCGTAACAAACGGTAGCTGTAAATATAGCACCACATGATATAACAAACCATTCATAAATTAATTCCATTCGTCTTGCTCCTTCATAGCATTATAATTTTCTGCGTATGATGTAGATGCTAACCATCTATCAGTATTCTCTTTTGAATAATGACGGTTTTCATCTTTATGTAAATCCAATCCACCTGAATTAAGATGAGCACTTTTTTTCATAGATGCTGATAGTTTATTATAATAGTTTCTTGGTTTAGCATAAACCTTTTTTACAGCATGTTTGAATTCTTGCTCTGAATCATACTTTGCTTTTTCTTCAAGTAGTATTTTTTTGTATTCTTCAAATTTATTTGACATATGTCACTCCTTCATAAAAATATTCAAGTTCAGATAAAGCCCATTTAGACATTACCTTGTCAATTACTCTATCCTTAAACCCTAGTTTATATAATATAGATTCCCTAAATGTCATTGGGACATTCATTGGAATCCTCGTTGCTATGTGTTCAAAATTCATAACCATTATGCTTCCTCCTTCATGTTTACACACATTTCTAGTAAATGTAAATTATGCTCATCATTACATATTTTTCCATCGCCTTCATATGCATAGAGAAAATCTGTTCTTTCAGCAATATCTCTAGCATCTAAGCAATTCATATAATCCCATGAGCTATGACCACCAACATTGATAGTCCATTCTACATCGTCATTAAAAGGTCTTGAACCTTTCCAATCATATAGAGTAAATACTCCATTCTCAATTTCGCCATTTTCACGAGTGATTGTAGTTTTAATAATCCATTCACAAGTAACTTTACCGTCACCACTAGGTACCATATTCGGCTTACCAAATATATCTTTTAGCTGATTAGTAGTTATGTTTCTTAAATAACCTTGTAGTGATGTACCACATGCAATACCCATGTGATCAGCTGTATTTTCAAATTTAATATAATCCATTATTTAGCCTCCGTTGCTCTTTTGTACATTTCATCTTTGATTATACCAGCCATTTGCCAAGAGTTAAGATCTCCGCTAGCTGAAATACCGAAGTCTCTATCATTTACTACCAATTGGTAATACTTAGGACCATTGATAAGATCATATAGTTTACCTTTAATTTCTTGACCAGTAATCCAAAATTTATTTTCAGAACCTACGACCTTATTGAAAGAATAACCAAATTCTTTACTTAGAAAGTTTACGATTTTATCTTTACTGAAAGTGCCTTCACCATGTTTAGCTTTAGCCTTTACGATTGCGTTATAATTTTTCATAATTTATTTCTCCTTTTTCATCAAATTATATAACCATTATACCATAGTTGAAGCATAATGTAAATAGTTTTTTTAAATTGTTACACAATTGTTACACAATTGTAACAGAACTGTAACATTGGAAGCCCGTAGGGGAATCGAACCCCTATTGCCAGGATGAAAACCTGGTGTCCTAACCGTTAGACGAACGGGCCAATATAAGCTTGGTAGCATTTCAATTTCATGGGTATTACCCCAATTCTTTACACCGTGTCCTTCTATGCCAGGCCTTACCTGGATTTTATCTAGGTGGATAGGTAGCCACCATATAGAGTTTCGTTTACCATGATTTCCCAATTCCTTATCTAAAATTTCTATCACTTCTTTGTTAACCGTTTGTAATAATCTCAATGCTATATATCACGTCTTAATTGATTTTAAAATAATTATTACTGGTTTATTTCGTAGAGCTTCACAACATCCAACCATCTACAGCTCTTCCTCAACTCCTATTAATACTAGTGAAATCTTTTCACTACGCCATTGATTACTAAATAATCTATATGGACTTTTCCTCTGGGATCAAAGTCTCCAATCATATCACAGAATTCGTCCCATGAGAATGGATCATCTTTGTCAATCATTAAACTTAATAATTTTGCACCAGATTCATTTGATTTAACATCTCCTAAGTCAACATAACTAATTGACGAACCATCTACTCTTCTACCAATAAAACCATTCTTTAGTCTACTTGGTATTTTTTTAATACTTATTCTATCCATAATCACTCCTTGATTCCTTAAATATATAAACCATTATACCACAGTTAAGAGCAAATGTAAATAGCTAGAGTGAAAAAAGTGTGACTTTTTTTAGATTATTTAGTTATAAAAGCAGGTACCATCGACATTATAGTTAGCACCATTTGGTCCTATTCTACACCTAGATGTGTTTTCATATAGATAATGATTTCTTAAAACGACGATTGTCAGTATTGTATTCATAATTGTCATTTGGCCTCTTTCAGAATTTTGAGCAAGGAATGGAGCAGTAAGACCTTTTTGTAATAAGAATTGAGCTGCTGATG